GCTACGTTTACGGTCACTGTAACCGCTGTATTGCCAGTGGCTATTCTTACCTTGTCGGTATTCCATACTAGAGCTGAAACAGATGTGTAAACGTTGGCTTGTGTTGACATATTATTTTACCATTTTCTGCAGGACCAATATCGTGCTTTGTGTCTTGGTCCTGGGTTAGAGCAATTGTGTCGTGCTCTAAAAGACTTTCTGCGCTTGGGATTGGATTTTTTGATGCGCATGTTGGGATCGCCAAAGTTGACCTTGACCACATTGCCCTGTGGATTTTTGACGTAAACTTTGAACTTTTTGACATCACCTTGCATTGGTTTGCCCAATGACACTTTACGACCGCGATATTCTGCTTCGTCGATGCCTAGCATTTCTTCGTCATCGCCTTCAAAACTGATGCCATAGTTTTCGAACAATGAAAATAGTCGGTCATCTGCGGCGATCACAAAGCCATCCTCCACGTGCTCAGTGACCACGGTTTCTACTAGGCATTCTTCTCTGAGATTAACAGCGAATACATCACCCACCTGCGGTGATGAAAATTCCGCTTCTGCTTCAGTGATGTATTCTTTTAGTGTTTTCATTGCTGTTTGACTTGTTTATATAAATTCCACAGATTGCCTTCGATCTTTTTAGATTCGGCTACGTCACCAATAGGACCAAGATTGACCTGTGCTGCCTGCTTGTGTGCCAACTTGTCCATGGCCAATGGGTTATCGCCCATGTTGTTAGGGTTGACCTGTAGCTTGGGACCGTTTAGACCACCAGCAATAGTTTGTGTCATATAGTTTGTGCTGCGCATTTCTTCTTCAGGACTGTTAGCATAATCTTCGTCCATTTGTTCACATCCGCAACTGCTGCTACCACAACCTGGGCATATGTCGCTGTCGCTGCTGTCTTGGCCAATGCCGCTGAGTTTTAACAGCTGAGCCAATGCACTAGCATCATCATCGGTAGCAGTAACAGTAATACTCTTACGACCTTCGCTGCTGGTGCTGATGTTAATGTCCATGCTTTCACTGATAGCAGACTCAATGCGTGAATTGTAGGTTTCGTAGACACCTTTGCCAAACTGGATGCCGCCTTTTTTACCGCCTTTAGGTGCTTCAGTAGAAGTAGCTACTGAACCTGACGTAGTGGTTTCTTCTACTTCTTCGGCTTTCTTGTCTTTTTTCTTGGCCATCTTGGTAGCGGTAGCATACATTACTTCTTCGCCTCGCTCGCCGTAGCGTTTTTCAAAGTCACCTTTGCTTTTCTTCATTGACTTGACATACTTTTCACGCTTGCCCATTTCAGGTTTGGTTAGTTTACGCTCGTCCATTTCCTTGTTGGTTTCATCCACAGGAATCACACCGGCCAACTTGCGCTGGTAGCTGCCCTCAGGTCTGCTGTCAGTGGCAGGGGCGGTGGCCCAAACAGGTAGATTGTCGGTCTGTCCTTTTTGTATCTGTTTATATACTTTCAAAACCGTCTCGCCTCTATCTGCATTGTCGATACCAAGACGATATTCTGCTGCTCGGTCATACAAGGACATTAGTCCCTCTTTGTGTGATGCTAGACCTGGGTTGCTGTCTATCCAATCTTCAAAATGATTTCTAGCGTGAACGGTAGGATTCCACTCACCTGCAATGGCTCTACCAGCTTTTCTAGCATAACCTTTAACGGTATCCATTATACCTTCATCCGTCTTGTCATGCTTGGCACGTATCTGGGCCATTTTTTCTTTGCTTGCACCTTCACGACCGGCTTTTTGTAATGCTGCCATTCCATCTTTGCCATACTTCTTCTTGCCTAGATAGGCTTGTAGGCCGCTTTCTTCTACTGCATCTTCCGACATACCTTTGTCTCTTTTAAGTGCTGCTGGAGTATCGTCTTTACTCCAATCCCAGCTTGATTTTTGACCTGACTTGTCTAAATCTCTTGCGCCTTTAGCTACTGCTTGATTATAACCATCGGCACGTTTATTCCATAGTCTGTCAAACTTTCCTTGTGGATCCGCAGATCCATGACCTTCTTTTCCTGCTTTGGCTCTACCAAATGCCCAACCGCGCTGACCTTTAGCTTTGTCTGCATAACTGCTTAGTGTATCTGGGCTAAGTTCATTGACCTGCATCATATCACTGTCGTGGCGCTCTTGATCCATGTAGTCATTGCTGGCATTGATATAATCTAGTGCCTTGGTAATCTTGCTCTGTACCCACTCTGGCAAATCCTGATCATCATCTAAGATACTGGCCAGTTCATCTGCGGCCTGTGTCAAAGTATGCAGTTGATCCTTGGCCATATCGCCTTCTTGATCATACTCGCCTTGATCTTCAATGTCATCTGAACCTTCTGTCATTTGATGATTAATATCATTTTCTAACTGATTGGCAATCCATTCATACGGATCACCTTCGCGAGCCTTGGCAACACCGTATGGCATCTCACCGCTGCTCAAATAGTAATCATACAGTGCATCGTATAAATCGTAGCTTAGATCTTCACCGTTAAGAAAAGCACGTACATCACCACGATGTCTTGCTAGAATATCTTGTAGTTCGCCGCTGCCTTCTTTGGTCAGTAGCTTGCTCTTGCCTGTTGGGCCACGTGCGCCAATGGCACGTTTGGTGCCTTTTGGTCGTCCACGACCACGCTTTTCACCTGCGGCAGGCTGCGCACGTTTCTTCTTTTCGTTGCCCCACTCATCGTAGTCATCATCATTGCCGCTGTCGTCACGGTCACTGCGATAGCCGTACTTCTTGTGAATGTTACGTTCGCTTTCTGGATCTTTGGAGCTGGGATTCTTTTCAGCGTGTTTCTGTGCGGCCTTGATCAGGTTGATATCTAGCTCGTCGAGCTTTGCCTTGTCCTTGGCTGCTTTTTTCATTGGTTCGGTTTTGTTGCCATCTTTGTCAAGATCAATGAAGTCTGGCTTACCACCTTCTTGTACTTTTTCCATGTCGCCGTCGCCGTCTAGGTCGGCCTGCTTTTTACCAGCGGCACGTGCCTTGGCTAGATTGCCTGTAAATAGATTACCTTCATCAAAGTCGGCTTCGTCGGCTCTGCCACTACGAAATACCTTAGCGTCTGCGGCCTTGTTCATGTCGTCGGTTCTTTTTTCTGCTGCTTGACTACCAGCATCTTTGGCTTTTCTAATGTAGGCAGGAACCTTGCTTGCAGGATCTTGTGGATCTTTGACCCAACGACGCTCGTCGCCTTCGTTTAGTGGCTGGCCGACTCGATTCAAGCGTTCCAGAATGTCGTAAATATTTTCCATCTTGATTATCCTTGGGGTTGTCTGCCCGTTGCTGGTTTAGGTGGGCGTGTCAATTTAGTAAACGGGCTTTTGGTACCCATTGGTAATTCGTTAGTGGTAGTTGCAGGTGCAGTGCGTCCACCTGCAATCTCAAACTTGGCACCGTCGGCAGAATTTTGGATCACCTCTGCTGAGGCATGTGCCTTCGAAGCTGCCTTTTGTTTGGCATTTGGATTGGGAAGGTCTTTGGTCAACAGAGGTGAAACTTCGGTATCAGCCAGTTGTTGCTCCAGGCCGTCCATGTATGCTTGAGTGTTTATTCTAATTCTATTTGGGTCACCGCCCATGCTGTGCCATATAGCTGTGATCTCCTGCGGAGTTGCAGGATAGTTGAATGTGGCATCAATGATATGCACAGGCTCGTTTAGAATGCCATCAAAACCCATTGGCGATTTTTGTACCGGGGTTTTCTTTGGCTTAGTCATGCTTACTGGATCGTATTTGGCCAATGCATCTTCAAGATGCTTCAGTTGATCGCTGCTGAGTTCACCAGCAATTCTAATACGATAGTCGAAAGTTTTCTTGCTTTCTGTCAAATAATCTACAAAGGTTTTCATAGGATGTCCTCTTGACGTATTTAGCGTAGTTTAAGATTCTGAGTCAGTGCGAGGTTTCAGAATACGATCTAACAATTCATTGCGATCCAGTATAACTCCCTGTGCCGTGGGTGTCGTATCCGTACCCGAATCAAGATCTAGTCGCTGCTTACGCAATTGCAGATCAATCATCTTTAATTTTTTGTTAATTTTTGCGGTCTTGGCAGTGATAGCATGACCTAACATAGTGCCTGCTACTGCAAAAATTTCACTGGCATATCTGGAATCTACCTGCATGCCCAGATCCATAAGATTGTCAAAACTTTCCTTAGCCGAAGAGGCTAATTCATCCATTTCTTGATCGCTGGCATCTAGCCCTTTGACCGCGGGCAAGGCCAATTCAATTTTATCCAGGGTTTGGAGACTTTGTGGCAACAGTTGCAGATCAGAGCCGGATTCAACTACAGGTTCCGATGCGTCGTCGCTTTTGGTAGGTAGATCAAACAGTTCTTCAAGTTTACGGGTCATACCGTATTTATCGACGTTTTTTTGAGCCGTTTCTAAACATGTCGTCTTCGGTAATCACTCTAAATTGCAGCCCTTGTCGCTGGCACCATTTCATAGCAGCATCCCATTTGGCATAGTTTACTGCCACTATAGCTCGGTCCCGTTCTTTGGCTCGTTCGTTGATAATGCTTTGACTCTTGGGCTTGATTTCAATCACTTCAGCACGTATGCTGTTGTTGCGGTTTTTGTATACCACCAAGAAGTCGGGCACGTAGTTGGTCATTTTGCCAGTAAGCGGGTGACGATACGGTATGCTGATACTTTCACTGGCCCATTGTATGATGTTGTCGTTGCTGTCACAAAAACGCATAAAGGTATGCTCCCACCCAGAGCGATACCGAGGACTGTTTCTACCTACGTACTTTTGTGGATTAAGTGGGGTGAATAACCCCTGTGCAAATTTGCTCATATCTGCACATTGCGAGCTGCGTAATAGTTAGGAGTTACCTGAGCTTGCACACCAATCATGGTTGCCGGACTTCTAATCTCGTTTAGGTAGTAGGCAATCAAGGCAGTGACTTCCAACTGTGATTTACCTACAAAATCATCTAGCAAAACTATGGCAGGTATACCTTGTTGATCAGCAATACGAAAAACCGCATAGGTAAAATTTTGTGCGCTTTCTTTGTTTCTACTTAGATTATAAAAATACGAATACAATGTATCGTATTCGTTCACTGGTACATTCAATTCAAAGTTGTAGAAGCGATCAAAAATTCTTACTGTTTGATCTAACTGTGTTTGTGCTGTGTTGAGACTAGGAGAACTCATTATTGACCTCCACCGCCTGTGGTAGTGGTTTTCTTAGGAAAGAAAAAGCCGTTGACAGCATTTGCGCCCTGTCTAATCACACTAGGTCCGCCGCCTTTTAATACTTCTCTGGCTACCCCAATGCCTTCTTCGATTGCGGCCTGTTTTAATCCGCCTCGCTTGAAAGTTTCAAAGGTGCGACCGGCCTTGGCAATGGCACCTACCACATCGCCTTTGACCATGAGATCTTCATAGATACCTATGCCTGCATCTACCAGACCACCTTGACCCAGTATGCTGCGTGTGCCTCCAGGACGTTGCAGTGGACTTGGACCTTGATCGTAACGATTAGGATCAGCAAAGCCCTTGACAAAATCTGCTGGACGACTGCCACCTATAGCACCAGAATAATATTTTACAGTTTCGTATTCGAACTCGACCTGATTGGTCATTAGTTCATTGCTGGCATATTCATAGGTGTCATGTGTCCAACTTTTGATCATTGGATTGATCAACACATACTCGACAAATTTCTTTTGATTGAAGCCGTAAATTCTAATATCTTTGAAGAATGGGGGCTTGCCGCCCAGTGTGTCAGAGCCGGTTGTGTCCGAAAAGCTTTCGCCTATGAATCCCCAGTCATTGACATTGCCCACACGTTCATCCGAATAAGCGTCTCTGGCATTGTAGCTGAAGCCGGCCTGTCTGTTGGCATTGTTACCGCTGGTGCCATTGGTATTGGCCTGACTGTCATAGGCCTGTGTTGGATCTTTGTAGTAGTAGCTCATGTAAGCATACCACAAACTACGAATCAAATCACCACCATCGTCGTGAAATACAGCTCTAATGCCTTTGTAATTCAGTTTGGTTTGAACTATGCGTTTACGATTGTATTGATTCATGGTTTCGGTTGAAATATCGTAACGCGGCAGGTCAATTGATTTGACCAAAAGGCCAATGGTAGCGACGCCTGATGTAGCGTCACTACCAAATAAAACTTTCAACCTTGGAATTTGACCAATGTTTACATTAAAGTAAACATGATAAAGAAACTTATGACGAGGCGCCAGCTCGTAACCGTTTGTAGTAAACGTCTTGCTGGCGTGCCTGTAGTCTCTGAGAAAATCATTCCCAAAGAAGCCTTTGAGGAAGTCCTGCCCCCAAGTGGCCATGGGTTAGCCTGTGATAACTGTGCCTACCGTACGACCGACTGTGGCGCCAATGCCAGAGCCAATTGGAGTCTGGATAGCGTTATCAAAGCGCATAGTCATTGCGATAGTTACTGGACCGCTGTCACCGTAGTTTAAGTCATTCCAGTTAACACCAGACACCAAGCATCCGTACAGCTCCCAGGTTTCTAGCGCAGTAGGTGCATTAGCACCGTTACCGCCATCAAGCACTTCACAACGTGTAGTAAACTTGTAGTCGATACCTGAGGCTGCACTGGCCTGTTCCATCATGTCCATCTGTTTCTGGACCTGCTCACCTACCAAACGTGCTACTTGACCGCTGGCATCATCACGGAAGTTGACAGTGATTTCCTGCCACTCGTGTTTGCCTGCATAGTAGATCTTGCTGTTATAGATATCAATAGTCTGTGTGTCAAAAGTCACATTAGGACGAGTGAAATCCATAACCTGTTTAGTCAGTTCTGTACGTGGTGTGCTTACACCAAAGTTTTCAAATATCACTCTAAAGCGATATTTCAGTTTAGGCATGAGCAGACCCTGGGTACTAGACGATTGATCGCTAGCCAGTGGTACTGTCATTCTTGTCAAGGACGCAACTGCCATTTTTAGTCTCCTGTTCTCATCTATTTATCACTATTAAACCGGCTGGCTTGACGACGTATTGCCAGCGGCTATCTCACCCGTATTCTTGATGCGAACTGGGATGTAGATAAACTCAACTGCCTTGACAGGTTCGATAGCAATATCAACGTACAGCTCGTTACGATCAATACGTGCTGGTGTATTGTTGCTTTCGTCACAAACAACCAAGTAGTCATATATGCCGCGCTTGGCTACTAGATCATTCATTAGACCTTCAATGGTGTTCT